CTGACCAGTGGACACGCCATCGATCCAGGGGAACTCATTCACGCCAGACGGAATCGTCTCGGTCTGGGTGAAGCTCGAATCGGCAATCGCCTTGATGGCGTACTTGGCGAAAATGTTCTGATAACGAGTCTCCCACGACCGCTGCGCGCGGATCGAGAGCTTCTCCAGATACACGCGGAGGAACGCCTCGACGCGATGATCGAAGGTCAGATCGTCCTTACACAGGAGCGGACCTTTAAGCGCGAAACGCTCAGGACTCCAGGTGACGGCATTGTAGCCGACCGGAACGTCGTTGTAGGTGACATCGCAAGCGCCGCCGTTGTCACCGGGGTTGCCGGTAGCAAGGGTGATGGCCGACCAAGTTTCAGCCGAAGTCGGCTCGATGCTGGTCGTGGTGAACGAGGTCTGGGTCAAGCCAGTACCCTGGGGATACTCGCCACGCTCAATGAGGTTCAACCACATCGAGCGGTACGAGGCGCGTTTGTAAACGTCCTGAGCAAGCGACTCGGTAGCCACCGCAAAGGCGTTAAAGACATTAGGACAAGCCATAATCTAAAAAAGTAAACCGACGTTAGACCGACGTTATGGTTGGCCACACATCCACCACACGGTGGCTGATTATCCAACCTGCTGTATGCGGAGTGTCATTGCCGCTTAGACGGGTTGCCATGGATGACCAATCCGTGGCCTTGCTTAAGGTCGTTACGCGGGATGGAGCGATAGAAACGCTTATCGCGTCAATTAAAATGTGGCATCCATGGGGTTGGCCACTAGCTCCGATTGGATGGCGACGTACGAGCGATAACCCTTGATTGTCTCAATCCTATGCGGGGCGATGATTATCTCCCGCGCTATCATGCCGCGATAGGTGTACGGACCGGGGAAAGTACCCGTCATCAGAACGTAAAAGTCGATTGCGCTCGTTTTCGCGCTGTCCTTCCGAGCGTCCACCATCAGCTTTCCGCCATCGTACTTGGTCGTTTTGACATCGATGCGATATCCCGGCGGCGGCGGGATTGTCGCGTCGTAGAACGGATGCGGAGGAGGACGGTCGGTATCCAGGTCGGGATACACATTGAACAAGCGACAGAAAGCAATCTCGCCAGCTATGCCCTCCAAATCCACGGTCAGCGGCGACTGCGCGCTGATCTTCAAGTTCGTCACATTGAAATGGCGATTGTTTCCGTTGCGATGACGAGCGACGAAGTGGGCCAGTTTCTGCTCGCAGTAGGTGAGGGTAATAGTTTGACCAATTTTAATTTTATTTAGCATGGTCAAAAAGGCGGAAAATTTTTGAGGGGGGTATCGTAAACGAAGCCCACCCCCAAAGGGGGCTGGCCGGTCGGCGTCCAATGTCTACTTATCCCCTAGAAAAAGCATCCTTTTTCTGTCATTAGCTAATCTAATCCATTCCATTAGACAGCCAATGCCGCACAAACACTGTTATGTTTACTTCAAATCGGATTCGTTCGTGACTTGAATCTCCGAGATTCGATCCGGCATTGACCCCAACAAATTGATTGAAACACTCGCTTGTTCTCCAGTTTCACTCCAGCCGAATACAAGCGCAGACCGTTTGGCGACGCTTCCAAGGATTTGTTCCCGTGTGGATTCGTCACGGATTCCATCCAGACTGTATCCGTTCACTCGTTCAATCGTTGACGCTGCATCCTCGGCAAGCTTCGAACGAACGAGAATTGAAAGAGCTTCAATCGAGTTTTCCGTTTTAAGAGATTTATTCTCTTTGCAAACGGTTTGCATTTGCTTCCTTAACCTCGTCAATCCAGTTCGACTTGCTTTAGTTTGAACCGTTTCAACGCATAGCTTTAAGTCGTTTGCAATCGTCGACAATTCTTCCCCGGCAAGGTATCGGGCCGATACCGTTTCCCAGACTTCGCTTGGCTTCGCCATGCATGACGGGTAGCCGTTTTCCGTTCCCCCGGCAATGCGCCGCTTGTGACGGCGTTCAATTCCCCCGTTTTCCTAAGGAATTCCCCATGTTTTCCCCATGTCGAAAAAAAGTTTGGAAAAGTTTGTTGACGCCGTTTTCCGGTTCACCTAGCCTAGCGGCCCACGGTTGAATTTTAAATCGAACGCATGAAAACGCTGCAAATCCAGCAAACCACTTCGGGTCAATTTCGGTACCGTATCGTCCGACACTTCGAAGACTTGGCGAAGACTTGCGTCATCGTCGTCGATTGGGAATTCGGCCCGTTCAATCGCGAAGAAACCATTGCCCAAGCCGAGGAACGGTTCTCTTTCGATGAAATCCAAAGCCTGTAAATCCCCATGAAAAACCGCATCAAATCCCTCCTCATCCAATCCATGGCCTACGCCGCCACCGCCACCGCCTTTTACTTCATTTTCTTCCGTTCTCAATTCTAAACCCCAACGCATAAAATCCCATGAATTACCCTGAACAAATCCCCACCGCCTATGCCGCCGATTCCGCTTTGGAACGCGCCTATCGCCTAGGTTGGAACCATGGCCATGGCATCGCTTGCCACAATGTCCCGTCGATCGGCGATTCGATCGATCGTTCCATCGATTGGGTCGGCCTTGGCAAAACCGTCACGGCGGAAAATATCACCGAATATCACGAATGCCTTTGCTTCGCCGCCGAGTCCGGTTCCCGTGAATATTCCCCATTCGAATTCACCGCCCACGAATTCAACGAAAGCGATGACGCCAACGAATTATGGGAAGCTTTCGAATCCGGCGTTTCCGATTCGATTCGATTCGATTTGAAAGGCTATTCCTACGCCGAACTGGTCTGATTACCGATATCCTGTCCATGGGCAACCGTGGGCAGCAATCGGCAATCACGCCGAATCAAAAGCAAATCCCATGACCTTACACTCACCATTCATCATCTCGTCCCGCTTGTTCCCCGCCGTTTCTATCGGCCAAGGAAACGAACAAATCACCGTTTCCCTTTCCCCGTCCGGTTTCATTCTTGACGGCCCATTCGGTGAACACCGAGTCACCGATTTGACGCTACGGGGCGAACCGTCCATCGAATCCGCTTTCGAGACTTTGCTCTCCTTCATGACGGCGGCTGCCGAGTCTTTCCGATATCGGGGAATGGACGGTGAGAACTCGAACCTTTTCCCCGCCGAAGTCACCGAGGCTATCGCTCAGGTTTCATCGGAACTTGATTGCGTTTGGTTCGAGATTCACTCGGCCATTGAATCCGAGGAATCGCTTGTCACCGAGTAATCCAAAACCAATCAATCCCATGATCCTAATCTCCCGCACCTTTGAAACCGTCACGCCCGAATCCGCCGAATTCGGGGAATCCGACGACGCCGGATTTATTTGCCAATCTGAGCCGGTAACCTTCCGCGAACTGGTCGATTTAATGCGCGCGCATCCAATCCCTTCCTCGTTCCCTTGCGAAGGCTCCCGGTGGGATTGGCTTTCGTCCTATCCTGAGGAAAACTTCCGCGACTGTTCGAACCGGACCGAATCCCTTCATTACGACAAGTCAAACCCGCCGTCGCGCGACAAATACTGGCGGAAGGCTATGCGCGCCGCCGGAATCCGAGTTCGCCATTGATTCCCCGCGCCAATCCATTCGAAAGGGTGGATTGCAGCGGCGAATTAATCGCCGAATCAAAAGCAAATCCCATGAAATCCAAATCCGACGAAATCCAAATCCTTACCGCCGCCGCCGATAGTCTCGGCTCCGATTCCTACTGCGGCGCGTGGCTCCGAGAGCAAATCCCATTCATCGAATCTGACATTCGCTCCGACATTGAACCGGGAATGCTCGCCTCCGCATCGATTCAGGATTGCGCGCGCCGTTGCGCGGAAATGCGCGCCGACGCTATGCGTGAGCGTGACAAGATTATCTTGGATGCGCGCAACGATGCGGAGCGAATCATGGATGCCGCATTGAAGCTGGCCGATTCGATTCGTTCCAGCCTCCGGCGTGACATTGAATCCGCATTGCATCAAATCGAGAAGTTCTGATTCCCCGCGAGAAGCTATCGGCAACGGTAGCCTCCGGCGGGTAATCAAGCCCGAATCAAAAACACAAAATCCCATGAAGCAAACCGTCTCGTCCCATCAATTCGTCGACTCATTCCGTGCCGCTGGCCGTGAAAGCCAGTTCTCCCGCCCCGCTCTTTTCGCTCTTTTCGATTATCTGGAGAACTACGAAGAGGATTGTGGTGTCGAACTCGAACTCGACCCCATCGCAATTTGCTGCGAATGGTCGGAGCATCCGTCCGCACTGGCCGCTGCGAAAGAGTACGGTTTCGATGAGGTCTGCGGAGATGACGCGGACTGCGAACCGGAGGCTCTTGACTGGCTCCGCAACCACACCCAAGTCGTCGAATTCGAAGGCGGCGTGGTGATTCAACTGTTCTGATTCCTGACCCATCCTCCGCGCGCTATCGGCTCGACTGGTAGCGCGAAAGGGTAGGCCACCTATCCGCAATCAATCCATCCAATGCGCTACAAAATCCAACTCTCAACCTCAACCGGCGGCTGGTCAGACCTCCGCGAATCCGCAAACGACGGCCAGACCTACGAAACCTGCCTATTTCCTACGCGCAAAGCGGCCCTTGCCGCGCGCGAGGAGTTCTCCGAACTGTCCGAATTCCTCGAAACGCTCCGAATCGTCCCCGCCGAAACACCCGAAACCGAGAACATCTACGCCTGAAAACCCCATGAAATCCCAATTCACTCCCGGTCCTTTACCGCTCAAAATCACGCAAGCTGACGACTTTTTCGTTGTCGTAACGAATCAGGGAAACCATTACGCGAAGACATTCGATCCTGAAGCTGCGCGCCTAATTGCCGCTGCCCCTGAGTTGCTGGCTATCGTCCGCGCGCTACTGCCTCACGCGAACAACGAATGGACGCGCCTTGACGATCTGGCGCACCGTGGAAACCGGGAAAGCGAGGATTCGGCAATGGAACTCGACCGGCTAATCGAACACGCGCGCGAAACCATCGAAGAGATAACTGGAGACAACGAATGAAAACCCATACCCCCGGTCCTTGGCGAACAACCGGCCTTAACGTCCGTGCTGGCGACGCTCTTATCTGCTACGCAACCAACCATTGGGCGGACGATGAAACGCCCGAATCTGAGCGACAGGCCAATGCCGATCTTATCTCCTCCGCGCCTGAGCTACTGGCCGCGCTTGAGCGACTCCTAGAAAGCGCCGAGTACCTCAAGGAGGATTCGGACTCCGCCCATGGGTATCACGGCGAGCCTGAGTCATTCAAGCTGGCCCGCGCGGCAATCGCCAAGGCTAAAGGATTGGCGAACGACGAATGAGCCGCTAGAAACCTTCCGCGCGCGAACAAACCAACGAATCATGCATCCACTCCTCCTCTCCGCCCTGATTCAGGTAGAATCCGGCGGCAATGACCTGGCCCGAGGGCGTCATGGCGAACTTGGCGCACTTCAGATTAAACCAATCCTCGTGCGCGATGTGAACCGCATCATGGGAACATCCTACGCGCACCAACAAGTCACCAATCGCGCGGTTTCCACGTTCATTGCCACCGCCTATCTGAGCCACTACGGCAAGAATCTGTCGGATGAATCGCTCGCTCGAATCTGGCAGGGCGGACCAAAAGGTCATCAAAAATCCTCCACGCGCGCGTATTCCAAACGTGTGATGCGCGAACTCAACCGAATTTCAACCGTCAAGGAATCCTTTACAGTTGCCAGTCAATCCGACCATTTCACCGCCCGTTGAAACCCCGCTAACCAATGAAACTAACCATCCAATCGAAACAAAACGCCCAGACGATCATCGACCTGTTCAATGCCATCATCACCGGAGAAACCGAGGAGCATGGAGCAACGCCCATGAGCATCTACGATGAGGAGAAGCACATTTGCAGCATCGTCGCCGCGAATGGCGAGCAGATCCTTGAACTCATTATCGAGCGAGAACCCGGCGACAGGATCTGTCCCGCGTTTGAGGGAAACCCTGATGAGGAGAAGTTGCCGTGAAAATGCAACTATCTCCAAAACAACTCGAAGCGCGCAATCTGAGTTTGGCTGAATTGATGCGGATGCTTGTCATCATCGATGGCGACGACATTCCTATCGTTCGCGAGGCTTTAACAAGATTATCGGTTGCCGCCCATATTGCTGCCAGACTTGAAGACAGCCTTTTTTACGCGCGGATGTACAAGGATGCCAGCGAAGAAGGTCATGCGCGCCGTTCTGAGATGATTGACGATGCGGTCGATCTTATCTCGGTCTTTAGGAATGGAGGACTCTACCCATGAGCAGGAACGACCCAGCATCATACCTGAGCGGCACCGAACTCCGCGTGTGCCAGCTAATCGCCGAGCGTCAGATGCGCGGTGTCGAAAAGTACGGCACGACCGTCAGCGACAATCCGCTTCCCCTCCGCGCGTGGCTGCGTCATGCGCTAGAGGAGACACTGGACAACGCGATTTATCTCCAGCGCGCGATTGAGCAGCTAGAGCGCAATGGATTGGTCAGCGAGGAGGAGGTTGGCCAATGAGCCGCAATCTATTCGCCCCGCCCAAGTTCAAAGTCCAAATCAACGGCTCACTCGGATGGGCTGATCTGAAGGAGAAGGTCGTCATGTACAAAACTCTCGAATACCCCACGCGCAAGGAGGCTGAGGCGACGGCGCGAGAACTCAACCCCGGCGAGTACACTCAAGGCCGGATTCGGGTTGTTCCGGTCGAGATGCCGGAGGATTACGATGTTTACCCCACGCCCGAGAGAACCAAGCCATGAGCGACATCCGAGATGAACTGGCCGAAATCGATCCTGACCTGCTTCTCATGGACGGCTTCGATGACTGCATCATAGGCATCTGCGAGGCATTCGGGAGCGTCCCGGTCGTCGCCTACGATTACGACAAGGTGCTGGCCAACCTTCAGGCAAGCGGCATGACCTACGAGGAAGCCGTCGAGTACCATGAATTCAATCAGGCCGGAGCATACGTCGGCGAGCGGACTCCGGTGTTCATTCACCGCGTAGAAAGTTAGATGTCCCGTCGGCCACTGCTCCCCAAGCCAAAACTAGGTCATCCAAACGATTCGATTCTAGCGCATCAAAACCCATGTCCGCTGTCATCACACCATCCATCAATCAAAACGCATCAGCGCGTCGTTTAAAGCGTTTGAGCGGCATTCGAACCGAGCAACTGAGCGACGCATCTTCTTCTTTTTCATCCCGAACGGTTGCGTCCGCCCCGTCAGGAGGCGGTACAAGCATACCGTTTTCGGGATGAAACCACCCCTCCTTGGGTTTTTAATCCCAAGGGGGGTTTCATTTTAGTGAAATAGATGGCAAGTGTAGCTAACCGTGGAAGAGTTGAATCTAACCGAGAAAATGGAAATCTAACTTCTGGGTCTTGACAAGAGTCGGTATGAACCGCAGACTAGAGTTCGTTATGAGCTATTTACCATCAGGAAAAACACCTCGAACCATGTTCAGTCAGATGCCCCCGAAGCGGCATGACCTGGACCCGAGCAAGTCGGAAGTTCTGGCCTACATCGGACAGGAGATGGGCTGCGATTTGGCGGCGGCGATACGGGCTTTCAATTCGATGCGGCATCCGAAGTGTCGGGTGCTTGTCTTCGACAAGATTGAGCGTCAGTGGAAGGGCTGCGAATTCCGGCCCAGCGATGCGGAGACAAGTGAGCTATCGATCATCCGCGAGCATCGCGCCTTCGAGCGTCAGTTGGCTGTTCTGAAGTCAACCGTGCGCCGGTTGCAGGATGATGTTGAAGACCTCAAGCGGAAGACTGCAAAGCGGACCAAGGGCAAGAAAGGCGATGAAAGGAAAGTGGGTCAGCCAGCCGACGAACCCGCTGAAGAGCAACCCGTTGAATCTACCGAACCTTCTTTGGCCGACGAGTTTGCACGACTCTTGCCGCAGTATTCTTCGAAATAACCCAGAAACCAACAGACTATGGAAACCGATAAACTCACACAACTTGAACAAAATTTCGCAACGCTCGCCGGTTTCGTTGAGCGAGCAACCAAGAGTTTAGGCAGAATCGAAAAGACCCTGAAGGAGCATGAACGCAAGATCGATGAGGCGTTGCAGCGTTCTTCCCACCAAGACGACGACGATTCCGACTGCGAAGGCTTTGGCCCGAAGCCGGAGCGTCAGCCTTTCAATCCGAACGCCGAGACGTACACCCTGGAACTCCATCACGGCCCGTACACGATCCGCCGTGACGACGGTGAATCCGACAAGGAATGGCAACGCCGCAAGGACCATCTCATGGACCAGCGTGTCACGTTCCTCAATGGCAGCGGCGTGAACGGAACACCGGAGCAGGTGGCCTACCTTCAGAGGATCGAGGAACGCCTCGGTCGAAAAATTTTCAACTTACCTCTTGCCACGACTTAAGACGACTGCTAACGTGTCGCAACAATTTTAACAGCGTTCAGGCATAGAGCGCGCCGAGGGGGCGCGACGGGGATTTTGGATTTTCACCCTGATTGAACACT